ACATCTATACGCTACTAAACAATCCGCAGGACTACGGGAAAAAGCAAAGCGATACCCTGCCTATGCTGTTGGGTAGAGCGTTTCACGAGATGCTGTTGTTCAACAACCACAGTCAGCCGTACATTGATGCGTCAACACGAAACACTAAGATTTACAAATCGGAGTTGGAAGACTATGATGAGGAAATCGTGATGCTCAAGAAGGAGTACGAGCAACTATCAGAACTAAAGCGTGATGCAGCTATACATCCAGTTGTGTCTGATGTTCTGTCTACAAAAAATATCAAGAAGGAAGTTCCATCAGTGGGCTACCTCACAGACAACGAAATCATATGGGCTTGCAAGGCTGATATCGTGACCGACGACTACATCTATGATGTGAAGACCACCTCATCATTGAGTGGCTTCAGACACAGTTCAAAGACGTACAACTACGACAGCCAAGCATACATATACTCTACGATGTTCCAAAAACCAATGCGGTTCTTGGTTGTAGAGAAAGGAACAGGATGCATAGGTTTGTTTGACACAAGCGACGAGGCGTACTATCGCGGTCGCGAAAAGGTTGAACAAGCCGAAGAATTGTACATCAAGTATTTCCGTGACAAGAAGGACGATGTGCTTAATCACTACACGCATGGAACCATATAGATACAGTGCTTTGGAAAAAGCGTTGGAGTTTATTGCGATACTCTGCGTGTGTATTTTACTAACTTTTATTTTATAACTATGTCATCACTAATCAGTGCGTCTATCAAGCTATCAGAAATCAAGAAGATAGACCAAAACAAAATCATCAAAGGGGAAAAGGATTCATACATCCCTATCACCATTTCGGTGAACGATGAGTCACGCTACGGTAAAAATGTCAGCGTGTACATTCAGCAATCCAAAGAAGAGCGTGAAGCGAAGTCAGAAAGACACTACATCGCTAACGGCTCTGTAATCTGGACAGATGGTAGTATTGTAAAAGGTCAGCGTGAAGATGATGGTAACAACATCAGCGCACCGAAGCAATCAGCACCATCTCTTGGAGGCGGTTTAGACGACCTGCCGTTTTAATAATATCCCCCGAAACCACATGTGGTATCCTGATTAGCGTGGAAGTAGGGGGATATAAAACCACAACAATGAAACACGACACTTTATTTGCTATCGCTAATGCGGTGGCAAACCACTACGACATTGAGATAAAAGACCTGTTCAAAGACACTCGAATGAGAGACATCGCAGACAAGCGTTCAGTGTTCTTTTACTTCGCATACAAATACAGCGGTGTAATCCTAAAAGACATCGGTAGGTTCTGCTTACTGTATGGTAGAGAAACCCCTTACAATCACGCCACAGTGATTCACAGCTTTCGAAAAATCACCGAACTCAAAGAGTTCAATAAAAAGATAGCCATAGATGTGGATGTACTTGAATCGCACATCGTATTAAACATCGTTACGGAGAAGAAGCGCGTTGCCGATTCCTTCTACAAAAGACAAGAAATAATCAGAGACTTGTACGAGGAGAAAGACATTGGGTATATTGATGCTGTGTACACGCTACTCAAAATCATGAACAGCGACCGTAACGAGGGCAGAGTAAAACAATCTATAGAATTTTACCAAAAGATGTACGATGAAAGGGTTCATAAAACTACATAGACAAATCATCGATTGGGAATGGTATCGCGACCCTGCGACCAAAGCTGTCTTCATACACATCCTACTGAGTGCGTGTTACGACTCTTGTAGATTTATGGGAAACCAAGTTAGTCGTGGTCAGTATATGACCTCACTTTCCAGGCTCTCACGCGACCTGAACTTGAGTACAAGACAGGTAAGGACTGCATTAAGTCGGCTTGAAAAGACAGGAGAAATCGACACACAAACGTCAAACCGAGCGACGCTTATAACTATCTGTAACTACGACAGTTACCAAGTAGAAGAGCGTCCAAAGAAAAAGAAAACGACAAACAAGCGACAAGCAAACGACACGCAAACGACAGACATAAATAAGAAAGAAATAAAGAAAGAAGGAAAGAAGAATATAGATTTCTTAGCCGATGCTTTGACTGAGGATATATGGATGTCAAAGGTTGGTATGCAATACCACATCCCCTTGTCAAAGGTCAAGTCTGCTCTCAGTATGTTTACCAACCACCTTGACATCACGCAAGATGAAAAGCGTACAATGAGAGACTTCAAGACTCACTTCGCAAATTGGCTCAAGTACAATACCGAGTCAATACAACCATCATCCGATGGAGATATGAGATGGAAGTGGAAAGGGCAAGCAATGAAAACAGGAAGCAAAGAAGAGTATGAACGAGACAAAGCTGTATTTGATAAGCCAGGCTTTGACTTCAAAACACTATAACAATGGAACTAAACGGGTTTGAGATTGACGAGTTCAACGTATACAACTTGGACACCAAAGCAAAGCTATCCACTTGCCCAAAGTGTAGCGAGCATAGAAAAAAGAAAAAGCAGAAGTGCTTCATGATTGATTGGGACAGAGGTCTCGGAACTTGTCAGCACTGCGGTGAGGTATTGCAACTTCACACCTACAAAAAAGCATCAGACGGCATTCAGTATGTTGTACCGCCTCTCAAAGGCTCGGTGGTTTCAGACCCTGTGTACTCATACTTTGGTAAGCGAGGGATATCCAAGCAGACCGTAGATGACTTCAAAATTACCATCGACCAAGAGTTCATGCCTCAAGTAGGCGAAGAGGTCAACGTCATCAAGTTCAACTACTATGTAAGAGGGGTGTTGATTAACATCAAGTACCGAGATGCAAGAAAGAACTTTAAGATGTACAAGGGCGCTCAGAAGACCTTCTATAATATTGATGCTATCGCAGGTCAAGATAGCTGTGTTATTGTTGAGGGAGAGGTTGACGCTATGTCCTTTCACGAGGCTGGAATAACGAATGTGGTTTCAGTACCGAACGGATTCAACGCCACAGGACAGGTGAACCTCGACTACCTGACCGACTTTTACTCGTTCTTTGAAGACAAAGACAAGATATTCGTAGCGGTTGACAATGACGAGGCAGGAGAAAACGGAAAGAAAGAACTCATCCGTAGGTTTGGCTCGGACAAAGTGTGGATTGTTGACTTTGGCGACTGCAAGGACGCAAACGAGTACTTGATTAAGTACGGAAAGGATGAGCTGAGCAATCTCATCAAATCGGCTCAAGCATGCCCGATTGAGAATGTACGGAGGGTATCCGACATGGAATCCCAACTTGACAACTTCTACAAGAACGGTGTCCAGAACGGATACAAGATTGGTCTTTCTGATTTTGACGGAATCTTCAGTACCTACACAAAGCAGTTCATTGTGGTTACGGGCTTCCCATCAAGCGGTAAGTCAGACTTTGTTGACCAAATGACCGTAGGGTACAACATGATGTACGGTTGGAAGACAGCCTACGCATCTACAGAAAACTACCCTCAGTATCTACACATTGACAAACTGATACGCAAGTTGTACGGCAAGACACCCAAGTACGAAGAGACAAAGAAAGAGGATTGGAAGAAGTGTGTACGACACATCAACGATAACTTCTTCTTTATAGATTACGAAGACGGATTTGATTTAGACAAAGTTCTGAAGAAAGGAGAGGAACTCGTAAAACGAATGGGTATACGCTGTCTTGTGATTGACCCGTTCAACAAGGTCAGAGACAAAGAGAACCTCAGCCTGTCTATTACTGACTACACAAACATCTACCTCAACAAGATAGATACCTTCTGCAAGAAGAACGATGTGCTTTGTATCCTTGTTGCTCACCCGACCAAGCCTCAGAACGACAAAGGTCGATTGATTGAACCCACCTTCTACGATGTGAAGGGTGGTGGTGAGTTCTATGATATGTCACCGCACGGTATCCTTGTGCATAGAGATTATGAAGAGGGTACAGTAAAAGTCAAAGTGCTTAAGGTGAAGTTCGCAAATCTTGGAGAGAACCAAGCACACGTGAACTTCTACTACAATGTAAACAATGGTCGATACACTAAGATTGATGCTGGACAACCTCGTTGGGACAACGACAATTGGATTGTCGAAAAACAGAACCCTTACGAGCAAACCAAGATACTTGATATGGAATTTTCTAACCTAAACGACGCTTTCTAATGAGCCTGATACGAGACCCAAGAGAGGTGGCAAGAGCCATCGACTTTACAGGAGTACAAAACGGTGTTATACATCCGACCGACATCGATTGTGTTCTTGAGTTTAACAACGAAATACTAATACTGATGGAGGTGAAGAAGTGGGGCAACCCAATCCCCACAGGACAGCGGCTGCTTCTTGAACGGCTGTGTGACAATTGGAACACGCCAAAGAGCGTGGTTCTCAAGGTAGAGTATGTTGACGAGTACATTGGAGCGACAACCATCAACCTGCACGACTGCAAGGTCACCAAGTTTTATTACAAGCAAAAGTGGGAAGACACCAAGTACCCGATACCACTCATCGCCTTCGTAAACAATCTCGGGGAAAAATGGAACTGTGAAAAATGTAGATTCTGATTTCATGTCCCTATCAGACGCTTGTCAAACCTGCTTTAAGAGTAACGTAAAAGTTACGCGAGAGATAGCGAGCAAGACAGAGTTCTGTATACTGATAGATTACGACGGTAGAAAAAAATACGGCACGGAGAAGTATCACGTGACCAAAGACAAACAAAAATTAGACGAAAAAATACGAGAGATATATGTCAAAATTGCGAAACAAATACAAGTTGGGAGATAAAACATACAACTACGACCCCGCCTTACTGATGGATACCTACTTAAGAATCTGTAACTACACGGACGACGAGTTCCTGAACAACTTGGGTAAAATCCTGCACTATAGTGCCTTTATGTCCTTTGTTTTGAGACTGGAGAACGAGGAAACACTATCGGACGAAGGAATCATACACCAATTGATACACCTACTGAACGAAAACACTAAATCATACACAAATTTGTCAGATGTTCGTGAAAAATTTGAGGATTTATTTGGTAGTGTTCCTGTTTCTTTTAATTTTGATAACAAATATTCTGAACTGTAGTGGAAAAACAGATTGATAATGTTCAAAAGTTTAACAAGGCTTTTGGGATTGTAACGAATAATAAACCATCACTGCTCAGCGAGCAAGAATTTGTACTGCGGTACAAGCTGATGATGGAAGAGCTTGGTGAGTACCGACTGGCTTGTGTTCAGGGCGATATGTTAGAGGTTTGCGACGCTATCGTAGACCTCTATTATGTTTTGACTGGAATGGTAGTAGCTCACGGGCTGCAGGATGTTGTCGAGGATATGTTTGATGAGGTGCATCGTTCCAACATGAGTAAACTCGAAAACGGAAAGGCTTTGTACCGTCACGACGGCAAGGTCATGAAAGGCTCAGAATATTTTAAACCCAATTTAATTCAATACTTAGATGCAAAACTGTAAAGAATACATAGAAGAGGTTATGTCCTCTTCGCTAAACGATAAACAAAAAAAAGACAAACTGCTGGAATATGATACTATGATGTATTGTTACTTGGGCATTGACTCTACAAAGACCGACAGGGAACGTGTAAAGAAAAACTCACGAGCGATATATCGCAGTATCACAAAGCTTGACCCACGACTTGGGAAGAGCTTCCTGTGGTATCTCGATTAACATGTCAGCCGAAGACCGTCACAACTATCTTGTAAATACATTTGATTCACTACATCGAAAGCTCAACGAAGCTTTCGAAGAAATCTACGACGGCAATTTTGATGCTTGTCAGAACACTCTGAATTCAGTTATCTACGACATACGAGAAGTCAAAAAGATAATGAAGTCATAGAGATGAAGACAAGAATCCGTATTACAAAAGACGAGGCAATAGCATTAAACATAGATGTTAGCAAACTCAAGCCTTGCGCAACGAGCGGTAGAATGTACCGTGTAAGTGTCAGCGATGAACAATTTATAGACATCCAACAGTTTAGACACGATGGTCTGTTAAAGCATTGTGCAAACAGAGGCATCGATTTCGACAGCGTAACAGAGTATTGGGACAAGACCAAAGAGTATTCGGTCAGAGTTCGTCCTGAAATACGACAGATACAAGACATCACCGCTGAGATTATAGAGGAGATGCAAGCGTACGCTCCCGTTTACCCTAAAATCAAAAGAGAACCTGTAAAAGACGGTCACCTTTTGGTGATTGACCCCGCAGATGTACACATTGGTAAACTCGCCACAGCTTTTGAATCAGGAGAGGATTATAACTCAGAGATAGCAGTACAGCGAGTCAGAGAAGGAGTGGAAGGCATCCTTTGCAAGTCTCATGGATTCAACATCGAAAAGATTGTATTGATTATCGGTAACGATATCCTACATATCGATACACCAAAGCGTACAACAACATCAGGCACACCGCAAGATACCGACGGTATGTGGTACGAAAATTTCCTGAAGGCAAAAAACATCTATGTAGAGGTCATAGAGAAGCTGATGACCGTCTCTGATGTTCACGTTATCTACAATCCAAGCAATCACGATTACACCAACGGGTTTTTCCTTGCGGATGTGGTGCGAACTTGGTTCAAAAATGCATCAAATGTAACTTTTGACACCAGTATAGCACACAGGAAGTACTTTAAGTACGGCAAAAACCTCTTAGGAAGCACACACGGAGACGGAGCCAAGCTCCAAGACCTGCCACTGCTTATGGCAACTGAATCGCCGTCAGAATGGTCTGAAACAAAGCACAGATATATGTACACGCATCACGTACACCACAAAATGTCCAAAGACTTTGTCGGTGTAACGGTGGAGTCACTACGCAGTCCAAGCGGAACCGATTCCTGGCATCACCGTAAGGGGTATCAACACGCTCCGAAGGCGATTGAAGGATTCATTCATCATCCTATTCATGGGCAAGTAGCCCGACTAACACATTTGTTTTAATGGAAAAATGGCAGGTACTAACAATTGCATTACGGTGGCCACATCAGGGTATTATGTTGGGCTTCGAACTCTTCGAGGCGGATAACAACGACAACTTCAATACGTTACGGATACATTTACTCCTAATTAGCATCGGAATCGACTGGGGGTACGAGGATAATCCGTATATTTGACAAAGGTGTTTTTTCATCTCAACCTTTTTTGTTTTCATTGCAAGACCCCCAGCTATTGTTGGGGGTTTTTCTTTATTTTTACTTATGGACTTTCGAAACAAAATATTCGTCAACCGAGAGCCTACTGACGAAGAGTTGGATGATGTCAAAGACCTCATCACAAGCTCCAAAGTAAAAGACTATCTCGAAAAGAACTTCATATACATATATCTGGAAGATGAGGGAGACTATGTTCAGGTGTTAGCGTTTGAAGACCAGACAGTCTTGTTCACCTGTCAAGAGTACAACCTTGATACCAAGAGAGCAATCCAATACATCTTTCATGCGGTAGAAATAGACCAAGCGGTCAAAGAAACCTTATATTGGGCAGGTATAGGAGATACCAAGAAGTATATCCCCGTGATAGCAGAAGCTAAGATGTCAGACGGCATGAACAAGATATACGCTGAGTTCGCTGTGTACGCAGACGACGATGTTGAAGCGGGTATCGTGCTTAATAATATGGATTACGACGGTTACCTCTACTTAGAAGACGTAGATGAATAGATATAAAAAGAAGAAGCGACAGATTACACGTAGTAAAAAAACTGTCGTCGATGGGATACAGTTTGCCTCAAAGCTCGAGGCTCATATGTACAAGCTACTCAAGAAGGAAGGTATACCTTTCAAATACGAAGGGGAAAAATACGTGTTGATTGACGGGTTCCGCTCGGAGTCTTCCTCGTACGAGAAGACAGCGACCAAAAAATACCTGCACGACAGGGGTCACAAAAAGATATTGCCGATTACATACACGCCAGACTTTATTGACAGCGAGTACCCACCAAGATATGTGATAGAGTGTAAGGGGAACCCAAACGAAAGATTCCCCCTTGTATGGAAACTATTCAAGCGGTATATCCACCTGAAGGGGTGGAATACCAGCTTGTATATGCCTCGTAATCAGAAAGACTGTGTTGAGGTTATTGCCTGTCTTCGTCAAGAAGGTTTCTTCTCGCAGGACGATTAATGTCTTTTTGGTCATCCATGAATGGAATGAAGTCCTCAAGGCTGTTATTGATTCTGTACTCACCCACAGGTACACCGTCCTCAGTAAGCTGAGCATCGAAGTGGTCTTCAAGAGCACGCTCCAATCTACCAAGAGCTTTGTCAAAGTCTGAGCGTGGAACTGGAAGTGACAGCTTTATCAACTGACCCACGAAAAGCATTCTTGTAGCGTATTCAATCTGCTCTCTTTGGTCGTACGTTGAACCTGTTATCCCCACCTTGATTCTTTTATCTTTTGAAGTAGGGAAGTACTTGTACTTGACACCTTCATTCATGAGGTTGTATGCGTCAATAACCTCTCCTGCTTCCTTTAAACCGATACTACCCAGACCTAAGTTGTTTACAACTGTCCAAACGAATCCGTCAATAGTTTTAGACGATTCAATGTCACCTGACACAAACTCACGCAACTCTACATCGATGTTTGCATTTTCAGCAAAAGCATTCAGGCCGTATGCAATAATCTCATCAACACCTGATGGTCTTGGCACAGGAACCATAGTAGAAACCGTTTCTTGCATCAAGTCCTGTAAAGGCTTTGGTTGGTAATTACTGAGGTCTAACTTATTCTCGTAAACCATAGAAGCGTCTAACACATCTTTCATGGCTGCACCAATTCCCTGCTGTGTCTCTACGACCTCAATGTTAGCTCTGATTCTCTGCTCTTCAACAGTCGTTTCTCGACCCTTGAGCGGATATTGGTCAGGACTGCCTTTGATATCACGACTTTCAATAGGTGCAACTGCCCCTACCAACTGAGTGATACCGCCTTCTCTTTCGATATCTTCGTCCTCCACACCTAAGAGACCCGCTACACCAGCAGTTCCTTTAAGAATAGCTTGGAGAGTAACTGTTCTTATCGCACCAAATGTTGCGACCTCGTTAAACTTACCACGCAATATTCTTCTTGCGTCTGCTTTCTGTGCCTCACTAATGTTCGGGTCGTTCAAAACACGCATCTGATTCGCGATATCAGAACGAACGTTGAAGGTAAATCGACTAAACGGAATCAGCATACGAACACCGTTTTTAACCATATCGTTCTCAAACTTGCTGTAGATTTGAGCCTCTGAAGTAGGGGTGCTTAACCTCTGGCTACGACCCACCTGACGGTCTGCGTAGTTTATAGCTTCTATATTAGGGTTTGAATTTTCTCGCTCCCAAAAAGCTCGTATACCACCTTCACCGTCAATGTCCGCACCGTTTCTTAGCCTGTGGTCAAGATAAAATGCCTCGAAAGTGCTGTTTGCTGCAGCTAAATCACCATTTGCAAGGAAGATTTCCAAAGATAGGTTAGCGCTGTTCTCCAAGAATCCTGTGAACTGACTAAACGTATACCCTAAACCCTCTTTTACAGTTTTACCGCCAATCTCTCTTTCAAGTGTAGCCTCTGGTATTCTGTATAGTTCCGCATAGTAACTCAATGGGTACTTCTTGTTTGGCTGAATGATAAGGTCGGCATCCAAACTGTTACGAAGACCAGTCTGAGACTTGGCGTAAATATTTTTTGCGTACGCATTACCGAGACCAGGAATTGAACTTAGTACTGTGCCTGCACCAACTCCTCTACTATCGTTACCAGAGTTGACATTGTTGCTAAATGCATAGAACTGTGCATTCTTCTTTGCTAAATATGCTTTAGCTGCAGGGGTTTGCAGCATTGGCTGCGCACCCGATACTGCTGACTGAAACTGCTGCATATTTTGAGACAACTTCACAAGGGTATTAGCAGTAAGGACAGAGTATGCTGTAGGCATAATAGATTTAAACGCGTCTTTAGATGCAGAAACATCTCCAACATCTTTTGTATTGATGTGTGAAGATTGAATCATTTGGTCTAACGCAGCTTCTCTATTCTTAAATATTCTTCTGAATGTCTGGTAGTCGCGAGACAAATCCATACTACCGTCAGCGTTTCTCATGTTGCCAGCAAAAATCTCTTGGAATGCAGGCATATCCATAAGGTATGACATTGTCTTGTAAGAGCCTCTTGCTTTTGCATCCAGCATCATACCTCTGTGAGAACCATACATATGGTCAAAGTATTGAGCCATGTCAAGACGCAGGTTGTTTCCTTCTAATCCGTCAGGAAGAGTAACATCCTTCATTTGATTAGCTGTACCATCCGCCATCTTTCTTGGGCCAAACATATCGCCGTATGATTCACCATCAAGCTTGTAGAACATAGGAAGATACTTCTCCATCATTGTCGGCTCGAATCTTTGATAGTCGCGAATGTGTCTTTCAGCCAACTCAGCGTCTTGCATTCCAGCCATTCTTTCAACAGCCTTTACGTTGCGAGGTGACGCCTTCTCCATCACTTGAATGTAGTTTGTTGCGTCTGCAATACCCAATCTATTGTAAAGCTCGTTGAGTGCCTCATATTTGGTAGCCGCTGCGTTTACATCCTCGCCCCTTTCTTTAGCGTTCTCATACTCCGATTTGCGCAGTGCAAGTTCGCTTCTAATCAGATTTTTAACGCGTCTAAACTCGGTATCCATTTTTCCTGATTCGGTATTTTCACCACCACGAAGTCTATATAAACTACCTAAGATAGCCAGCTCATATGAGTTCATCAGTCCATTAGGATTCGTTATCTCATCTTTAGACAATTTAGAGCCGCTTTCAGCAGCCATATCTTCAAGAGCGTCTTTCTCATATGCTTCAAGGTGCTCTTTGTATGTTTGATTTTCTTGTTGGTCTATCTCCGCAACTACACGACCCATCTCAGAGTTGAGGTCGAAGAAGGAACCACCTACCCTTTGGTCACGGAATAATGTCTCCATCAATATATCTGTAGTGGCAAGTGTTCTTCCACCTTGACCTGGAGCACTGATGTTACCCGCATACATTCTTTGAGAGAACTCAAGAACAGCTTCGAAAACCATATTACCTGTAGCATCTTGGCTTCCAAAAATATCTATCTTACCGCCAGACTCTGCCTTTATTGTCTGTGCAATATTGTACGCCTGTAGCAAATTGTCAACCTTTGCAAGATTCGGGCGACGAGACTTTGTGTCCTTGAAGAAATCCACAATAATATCCCTCTGATATCCATCCAAAGAAGACATAAAGTCTGAGTTTTCAGAGTAGTACTTCAGGTCATCAAGTATGTGATTAAAGATGTATTGGTCTTGTTCGTTTTCAGGAACGTAGTTGTCGGTCTGAAGCGCATTATCAAGAGACTCATTTACTCTCTCGTTACGCTCTAAAAGCATACCGAGTTGCTCTGAAAGAGTGAAGTCATTGTATGTTGATTCAGAATACTTTGGTACATAATCACCAAGTTCAGACACTCTAAATCCAGGAAGCATAACCAAAGGCTCGTTGTTCTTTTCCTTGCCTTTGACTACATCGTCCATCCAT